TTGAGCGTGTCAAGATTCTTCGCTCACAATTTGAAAGCCACGAGAATGTCATTGTACCCGGACCGCACGATACGAAAATGACAGACAGTGAAGGCTTGAAAGAATCTGTCAAGCGAATGCAAGATGACCACGATAACATCTTGTTGCGTGATTCTAAATCAACATACATGAAAGGTGAGTATCGACATCCAAAGTGGATATTGTACCGACCAACTCGTGACTACAACTTCATTGTGCTTGACCGACGAGGTAATGGACCGTACACATACCAATTAGGTGCAGGTCCACTGCTTGATGATGAAGGACTGCAAAACCGAGCCGTTACTATTGACGGTAAGCACTACATGGACATAGGTACAGCACGACGTGAGCAAAAGGCGTACAAGGTTGGTGACATTGTACGAGCATCGGTAAGCGGTATTACCAAGAAGACTCGTGGTGAGAAAAACGTCTACACTGTACAGATTCGTCAAATCGAAGGTGAGGGTGAGGGTGAAGGTCCAGCGAGCACCGAGTCGCTTGACTTGCTAACCAAAGGTTACCTACCTATCAATATCCCACATGACGTTGAATACGATGAAGATGGTTTACACGTTATTCTAAAGGACATTGATACTGTAACGTACCAAGTCGATGAAGTCGGTGATATGTGGTACGTGCATTCCCCAGTAAGTACAATGGGTGATTTGTACAAAAATGACTACAGTGTGACACTGGCAGAAAGCCTACAGCCATTTTGGAGTCCACTCGCTCCGCTATTGTTTAGCGGCCAATTGCAAAAGAAATCAAAAGTTGAAGACCTTGAAATGCCGAAGAAGCCATCGGCAAAACGCTTAGAAGATAATTCAGCAGGTATTATTGAAGAAGATAATGAAGAAATACTTCTCAAGCCTGAAGAAAAGAAAAAAGCATTGGAAGTTATTGTACGTACATTGGATAAACTTGCAAAAGAGCGTATGACATGGACTGGGCCGAAGGGGTTGGGTATTGATTTAGGTACACCTGTTGAATCCCCTGCTGGACCTACACAACTTACAGATGAACAAAATTTACCTGATTATCATCAACGAGTCGATGATATTGAGCCAAAGAAAAAGAAAAAACCGCAACACTTCAAGCCTGTTGAAACAGATACCGAAGAGGGCGAACACCTTAGTTTGGACTTCAAAGACGATGAACCTGTACTTTCCAAAGTATAGTACGGGTTTAAATATGGTTACAAAGAATCGTTAGTTTAATGCTGACGCTAAAGCAACCTTCTATGGACATCGCTCTCCTCAAGAGTGGGTCTGACTTAGTTGTTGCAGGTTATGCATCGGTCGAACTTGTCGATAAGCAAGGCGACCTTATTACTCGTGGTGCTCTAAAGGATGCATTTGACGGGTTCATGAAGAGTGACAAGTACCGCAATGTGCAACTTGCTCACTCAAACATCCAAGTCGGTGAAGTCTTGGATTCTTACGTAGACAGCAATGGCCGAATGTGGAAGTCCGAATGTGACGACACTGGCATGTTTGTTGTTGTTCAACTCCGCAACGACATTGAGAAGGCTCGTGAAGTAGCCGCCGAGATTCGCAAGGGTAACCTTCGTGGATTCTCAATTGGAGGACAAGCATTCAAGCGAGTGCGAAAGTCTGACAACATCAAAGGCGACTACCAAGAGATTTCAAAGATGGAATTGCATGAAATTACTATTTGTGAGAAGGGCATTAACCCTGAAGCACAATTCAGTATACTAAAGGAGGACACAAATATGACAAATGAAGTTGATTTGAACAGCGTTATGGAACGATTAGAAGCCCGACTTGATGCAATGGAGAAAGGAGAAATTCCTCCTCAACTCCGTGAGCACATCAAGGATAAGAAAGATGACGAGCCAAAAGAAGAAAAGAAAGATGGTGAAGACATGAAAGAAGAAAAGAAAGATGACGACAAAATGGCGTACATGAAAGGTGAAGAATTTGGTGATGTTATTACATCCGAATACCTCAACTGGATGGAAGACACATTGAAGTCGGCTGGAGTCGATATTGGTAGTGCTCGTGCTCACTTTGACGACTTGGCTAAGGCTCAACTTGGTGGATTCGACAACCCTGATTCCGTCGATGGTGCTGACTACTTTGGTGGTCAAGTCCGTGGACGAGGACAAGAAAGTGGTTCTCCTTCTACTGGTGCTATCTCCGCACTCACAGCAGGTGGCGGCAAGCAACCTGCTGGAGCAATGGGTCCAGCACAACTCTCAAAGGGTTACCTCAATGAAGGCAATGTTTCCC